GCATTGAGAACTCTAAATGGTGTTGTTACTATTGCTGCCATAATTTTTTTCCTATTCTATGTTTATAAAACTGCTAGTGTTATATCTATTTATACTACTTACGTAGGTGTTTTCAATAATTTGGTCACCAAATAAATCTATTCTTTGATTAGAATCAAACTTTCTAGTAGAGTTATAAAAACTATTTCCTTTTAATTTAAAATAATTATTTACAGAGTGTAGATGATTTAATAAGATAATAAGAATCATGTTTGTATCCTTAGCTCTTTTTTCAGTTACACCAGAAGAACTTAAAGTAATTCTAGGGTCGACTGTATATCCATAACCTCTGTTACTAATATTTATGCTCGATATTTCTGAAGGATTCAGTAAAGCTTCAGCTACTGCTCCAGTACCTCCGCCTCCAGTAAATGTTATTGTAGGAGCTGTTGTATATCCTGAACCAGCATTATATACAAACACTCCATCTATTTTTCCTATACTATTAATAGTTGCATAAGCCTGTGCAGTTACTCCACTTGATGGAGCACTAATAGTAACGGAAGGATTTGATGTATAGCCTGAGCCTCTCTCTGTTAACCTTATATGTTCGACAGAGGTTTGTTCTAAAACGAAGTTAGCTACAGCCTGTACATTACTTGATAAAGCTACGCCATCTGCATCAACCGCATCGGGTTCTGCAATATTAATACTGGGAGCTTTACGATATGTTTTATTTGCTAACCCTGGGAAGAATATATCATCAATTGTTGTTTGTGTTAATGTAGCATGTGCTGTTACATCAATTGCAATTGAAGTATATCCTGAGCCTGCATTTGCTATTGTTACACTATCAATCCTACCAAAGCTATCAATGGTACAAGTAGCCGCGGCATTACTACCACCAGTACCGGTAATTGTAAGTGTAGGTGCAGAGGTATAACCATATCCTGGTTGTACAATTTCAATATTATTAATTGCTCCATTCAGTAATGCTACAGACATCTGTGCATTTCTAAAAATCCTTGCGGATAGAGTAGGGGTAAATGTAGAAACGAAGCTTTCCACAAGTCTCATAATATCTTCTAATCCAATTACACCGAACTGTATACCAGGCATAGATGATAGGGTGCTCCTATTATTTCTGCCGTATGCTTTAACTGTTTGTGAGACCTCACCAGTTTCAACATTTAATTGTGCGCCGACTTTCGCTTCTTCTAAAGCGTCGGTTATTGAATTACCAAAGTTACCAACACTATCATAGGCTTGTGCACCTTGCCTAAATGTTGTAGTATTATTTGGTAATGTCACTGAACCAGTATATGTGAAAGATGTTTGTCGAGTGTTATCACCTAATGAGCTTCTTAATAAATTAAGGAAGAGAAGAATCTCTCCAAAGAATATAAACCCTGCTGGGTGTACTAATTTATTAAATACATTAGACCATGTCTCTACATTATTCCCTGTTTTAATTAAGTAAGAATATTTTTGATATCGATTACTGTCATGTATTCTAATATCCTTTTCTGATATAAATCCAGTTCTAGTTGAGAACTGATTCACACCAGCATTCCATGTACCTGCTGATGGTATTAAAGTATTATCCCATGGATACTCTACTTCAACATCATCATTAAATAATAATCTAAAAAAGATTTCAATGGAGTTATCACTACCACGAATCTTATAAAAATCAACAATCTGTTTATACAGATTTCTCTTATTAACTGTCAAGTCTTTTGGTATAGATGCTGCGATTTCTTTTTGCATCTGTGCCAAATAGTTATCATCATTTTTATCGATGTCCATTGCTTCTTCGATGGCATTTAGAATATACGATGGACCTGGGCCTACCCAGTTTCTGATAGAGGCTTTTAAGCTACAGCTTAATGAATTGTATTGGTTATCCTTTGCACCATCATCATCTAAAAATTCAATAGTATAGGTCTTTCCTAAATTGGTTTCTGAATTAGCTAATGTGCCAGGTAAGTCATTTCCATTTGAAATAACTATATTAGTATTAGCTGTTGTTAAATCTATTGTGGTTGTGCCAATTTTTAATACTGATAAAGAACCTGTGGTATCGTGGAAGAATTGATTGTTGTCTCCCTCTGGGTCCCTTATTCTAAATACGGCTTTCCCATCTAATATTATATCTGTAAAATTTTCTGTGTCAGTATAGATAAATTCGTCCATGTTCATGAACTCATAATATTTTTTTAATAAGTTTTCAATACCACCAGAAGTACCAAGTGAGTCTAAAATCTCAGATGGTATTAGTTGTTTGATATTTAAATCTTCTTTAGTCTTTCTTTTAGTTGACCCGATAGATTCAATATATCCTGGTGATGATTTTTCACTCATATTATCTTAACCTTGAATTTGTTCTGTATGATATTGAACCAGAAGAACCTGCTGTAGTAATAGTATCAACTTCAGCTGTTACATTTACTTTTGAAGAATCAATATTGAGTAACTGATTTCTTGTTGGTGCAATATCTAAACTGTTTGGTGTGACTGTAATTCTAATTGTAGTATCAGTATCAAGTGAGAAGCTATGTAATGTAATCCTTCCCTTAGATACTTCTACTTCTCCAGCATCTTTAATCACTGTAATGTTTTCGTTATCTACAATTTTATATACAATAACTCTTCTGTTACTACTTCCTGTAATTGGAATATCTCCAAAGAAATGTGGAGTACCATTAATGTTAAATGATGTTGATGTTAGTACAAAATCTGTTGAGCTACCTGACTCAAAGAATGGGTCAGCAAATGTTAATATAAAGTTATTCTGATTAACATTTATTTTACCAGCAATCTCTTGATACATATAAGGACGCACTGTACTATTTAAAATAGCAGGGTCAGCTCTATCAATAAGATTTAATAACTGTGAATGCCTAAAGACACCATCGAATTTATTTAAGTTATTAAAGTTATAATCTGATATGACATCTTTAATTAATGATTCTAAATCTACAGATGTTCTATCTGTTAAGTTTGGATTATATTTAAAGAAGACATCCAACTCTAGATTAGTCGATTCAGGGTCGACCAACTCTGGGGTAATACTCACAATGTTCTTTCCTTTGAGAATATTATTTTTAATATCTGATTTTTCTGAATCAGTAAGAACATCAGCTGTTAATGGCTTAACAGAAACATATACCCTACCAAAATCTACAGGGTCATTATCTTCTCCTCCCCATGTAGAGATACTAGAGATATTAGAAAAGTTCTTTAATATAATAGCTCTATAATCTTGAGCAGTAACCGCTCTGTTCTGTGTAGTAAATGTTAATGGTGCGTTGAATCTAATTGATTCAGCTGTTTCCTTTTCTGTACCACCAGAAGCTTCTGAAACAGTTGATACACTATTAACAGCAAATCCGCCAACTGTATCATTCAGTGAGAAAACACTTGCTCCATTTGCATCTGAGCCATTGGTAAATATATAGTCAAGAGTGACAATATTATTATTAACAGGCTTTCTTCCGATAACACCATCGCCAAAGAATACCTCAAAGTATTCAGATGGATTTTCTTGTAGGTAATAAACTTGTGTTACTGAGTCAACATTTAATAGCGATTCGAATCTATTATAAACATCGTACCCTAATGAATCTTCGTTCTGTTGTACACGAACTCTTAATGTAGATGTATCGCCATCCTGTTCACCGAGTTGAAATTTCTGATTTTCAATATCATTATCAACTCTATATAGAATAGTTTTATATGTACCTTCTACTATTTCGACATTATTAAAGGTAAACTTATTACCAACATTGTCTACAGTATAATTATTTAGTACAACAAAATCATATGACTCTCCGCCAACATTTGTTTTAAGTTTAGTTCCTCTTGGTAAAACAAGAGATGTATTATTTGCTTGTGTATTAGAATCTTCACCTGTAATATCAATTACTATATTGACTGTAGCTCTTGGTGATAGAACTGAACGAGGAGTATAACCCAATAGCTTAGCTCTTGTTACTACATTACCACGAATCTGAGCTGAATCTAAGAAAGCCTCATTTAAACTATAGTGTGCGTTGACAGCATTATAATGAGTATTATATGCCAGGACATCTAATAAAACTGATAATCCACTTCCATCAAAATCATAATCATTATATTCTGATTGCGACTTTAGAAAGTTTTTTAGATTATCTTTTATTTGGTCGAAATCTAATTCTGTTACATTTAAGTTATTAGCCATGTTATTACCTTAATCTTCTTAGTACAATCTCAACATCTTCTTGTCTGTCGGATTCTTTTATTAAAAACTTTATTGTTATACGATATGCATTTGAGTCTGGCATATCGATTATGTTCTGAGATAATAGACGAACTCTTGGTTCATGCTTTGCTATACTCTCAATGTTATCCTTTATTGCCAATTTGGTTACGCCATCAGCTGGTTCAAATAATAACCCACGAAGGTTTGCACCTAGGTTTGGCTGAAAGGGTCGTTCAAAGGCGTTAGTTAATATCAGATTTTTTAACGCATTTTTTATTGCAGCATCATCTCTTAATGGTACGATATCTTTCTTAATCGGATGCTTAATCAAACGAAGGTCGAGGTCGCTAAACCCCTTTCTACGAGAATCAACTTGACTTCGTTTTTTATTTCCTAATACACTGTAATCTGATATTGCCATATATGTATTTATAATCCTTTATGTTGCCAATTTAGCTTTCGCTCGAGCGACTACATCTTGCGCAGCCGTAGTATAATCAGCATCTTTATGAAAGAAACTATTAGTGGTTTGTAGTAAATCAAACTTTGTTTTGATTAAACTATTATATGATGTAAAGTCATAACCTGCTTTCTTTGCTTTCTTATTCTTTGTTTGTAATGCACGATATTGTTCTAATTTATCTTCGCCCTTAATACTATTATAGGTTGCACCACCCTCGGTATAAAGGCCGTTAACCATCTCTACGGTTGTGAGACGAAATATTTCATCAGAGGCCTTAGTTGAATTACCAACAAAGGAACCAAAATTATTATTTGTTTCTCTTAGTAGTTCTTTCTTTGCTAGTTTATAAGCAGACTCTAATGTTGCTTTATTATATTCATAAACATCTTTATCGACTGGTTCGACCGGAGCAGTATTCTCTTCTTTCTTTGGCTCAGGTGGAACAACTTCTGCTGGTTTACTTTCCTTTGGTTCTTCCTTAACACTACCATCAGGCTTTATTTCTACATTGGGTACCTCATCACAGATAGCGGAAACATTTATGCTAGGAGGAAAGGAGTCTAATCCAAGCTTGGATAGCAAGCCCCCTAAATCTGGTACGGCCGCACCATAGGAATTTTTTATTGTGCTAATCTTATTTAATAACTCTAAGGGATTATTAATACTGGCCAGCGCAATTAAATCTTTAGGCAGGGAAGGAATTTCTGGAAGCTCTGGTTTAAATGAATTCAGACTAGCAGAGAGTTCGGAAAGTTTACTACTAGCAGAGGAGAGCGCATCTTTACCTCCCTCGAGTAACGAATCTAATTCCTTTGTCTTATCTTTAATACTATCTAAGTTTGCGTTATTGCCACATGGTAAACTCATTATGTGTTAGCCTCCGGACTTGATGTTGATTGTGTTGAAGGTACCGGCGAACTAGCTCCACCACTACCAGGAACCTCGACGTGTGTATGTGCGGTATGTGTAATTGTTGCGACGGTAATCTCTCCATCGGTATATGTAATCGCAGCAGTCGGCGACGTTAGCGTATGAGTGCCATCGATATCTTCAGTCAAATTACCAGAGACGCCAAATTTAGCATTCCCTCCACTAGCGACGGCATAGTCACTAATGCATGTTTGAGAATATTTATTACCTGAGAAAACGGAAGTATTACCATAAGCAACGAGCGACATATTTCCAGCGGTATTATTTACGTGATTGCCAGAAACAGTTTTTAAATCATCTAATACTATGTTATGTATATTATCACCATTGACTAATAAAGAATCATTTAATCCGATATTACCTGAACGATTTCTACCTATCTCATATTCCGAGTTTCCATTAATACGAGATTGCAAGGAACCTTTTATATTCTGTGTATAATCACCTTCTACCTCTAAGTGATAGTTACCATATACTAGTTGTCGCATATCTCCATCGCAAGTGATATTACAGTTACCTTTTATGTGAATGTTCTTAGCCCCTAATACTACCTCATAGTCATCTCCGAGAATTTTTATTTGTCTTGTACCATCCTGGTATATCTCTTCATAACTACCAGAGGCATGCATA